CGCCCGGACCTTGCGGTGCTTGATGACATTGAAAACGACGAAAATGTCAAAACACCCAAACAGCGCGACAAGCTGGAAAGCTGGATTGATACGGGTGTGGCCAACCTTGGCGAAGCCGGGGAAAAGTTCGACCTGATCTTTGTCGGCACCGTGCTGCATTATGATTCGGTATTGGTGCGCAAGCTCAACAATCCGATGTGGCAAAGCATCAAGTTCCAATCGATCCTGAAATGGCCGGATCGCATGGATATGTGGGATGCGTGGGAAGAAATCCTGCGCAATCAGTCGCGTGAAGCCGCGCGGGATTTCTATGCAAAAAACCGCACCAAAATGGAAAAAGGCGTGATTGTCAGTTGGCCGCAAAAACGCCCGATCCTGTATCTGATGGAATTACGCGCCCGCATCGGCCACAAGTCGTTTAGCTCTGAACAGCAAAACGAAGCAATCGACGAAAACGCCGCCTTTCAGAACTTCACCTATTGGGTCCAGTTTGAACCGCAATGGGTCTATTTCGGTTCCTGTGATCCTTCCTTGGGCAAGAAAGGCAATCACCGTGATCCCTCGGCCATCCTTGTGGGGGGATTTGACCGCCGGGCGGGCGAACTGGCTGTGATTGAGGCTTCCATTCGCAAGCGGGTTCCCAAGGTTATTATCAGCGACATCATCGCATTCCAAAAACAGTATGGCTGTGTCGCCTGGGGTATTGAAACAGTTCAGTTTCAGGAGTTTTTGCGCACGCAACTGATTGATGAAGCGATTCGTCAGCACATCGCGCTCAATGGTGTTCCTGTCCCGCAAAATACCGATAAGGATTTGCGCATTGAAAGCCTTCAGGTGCCGATCAGTGATGGCCGCATCAAGCTGCATCCGAGTCAGAATGTCTTGCGCACCCAGCTTGAGCAATGGCCGAACGGCGACCATGACGATGGGCCGGACGCCCTTGAAATGCTGTGGAACCTTTCCATCACCTATGGCGCACCGCTTGACATCAGGACAGGTGGCCAGCGGGCATCCGTGAATGCCTACGGCGAACATCACAGCACGATTTCAGTAAATGGAAACTACGGCGCGGCAAGCGGCGCGTTGAACTGGCGGGGCTATTAGATCATGGCGCGAAAGAACAGAAACACCAACAAACAGGCCAGGAGCGAAAAGCCGGTTGTCACTGAAGTGGCCGGAGTTAAAAGCGATCTTGACCTTGCCAAACTGATCAACGAAATCACCACCCCCAACGACACGGTGCTGAAAAGCATTGGCAATCGATATGACGCTTATAAGGCCCTGTTGCGCGATGATCAGGTAAAGACCGCGTTCGGCCAGCGCCTGGACGCGATGGTCGGCAAGGAAGTGACGGTCGAGGCCGGGGGTACGTCGCTCCAGGACAAAAAAGCCGCCGAATTCATCCGCAACCAGCTTGATGCCATCGATTTTGACGCGACCTGCCGGAAAATGGCCTATGCCCAGTTTTACGGCTATGCGGTCGCGGAAATGCTGTGGGCTTTTGACGGGACGCAAATCGTCATTGATGCCATCAAGGTGCGCAAATTTGACCGTTTTCGCTTTGACGGGGCCGGGCGTCTGCGCCTGATTACCAGAACCGCGCCCAAGGGCACGATCATGCCCGAACGCAAGTTCTGGGTCTCGACGGTCGAAACCGATAATGACGACGATCCTTACGGGCTTGGCCTGGCGCATTTTCTTTATTGGCCGGTCTATTTGAAACGCAATGGCGTGCGCTTTTGGGCGGTGGCCCTGGAAAAGTTCGGAATGCCAACAGCAATCGGCAAACACCATGCCGGGGCAACCGATGACGAGGTCAGGACGCTGCTTTCTATTTTGACATCCATTCATGGACAGGCTGCCGTAACGGTGCCACAGGGGCAGGAAATCAGCCTGCTGGAAGCCGTTCGGGCATCGGGCGGCGATCACGAGAAGTTCGTCAAATATCTGGATGCCATGATCGCCAAAGTGATTGTCGGCCAAACATCGACCACCGATAGCGGATCATGGCGCGGCACCGCAAATGTGCATAAAGATGTGCGCGATGAAATCATCAAGGCCGATACCGACCTTTTGTGCAGCACATTTAACAACGGGCCGGTCAAATGGCTGACACAATGGAACTTCCCAACGGCCAAGCCGCCGCGTGTCTGGCGTGTACTGGACGATGAGGAAGATTTGGACAGCCGCGTCAAGCGCGACAAGTTAATCAGTGAAATGGGCTTTACCCCGACGCTTTCTTACATCAACGAAACCTATGGCGGCGAATGGACGCAAAACCCCGCCCCGTCAAAACCGCCTACCGCCCAGGGCAATGACGACACATCATCAGACAGCACCGCGTTTGCCGACCCAGCCGGGGATGCGATTGATCAGGCCCTTGATCAGGAGCTTGAGGATTGGCAGCCGATCATGCGGCCAATCATCGACCCTTTGCTTGATCTGATCGAAGATGCGGCGTCCTTCGCCGAGATAGAAGACGGCCTGCGCAAGGTTTACCCCGACATGGATATTCAAGCGTTTGCGCAAAAGCTGCGCGCGCTGACTTTTGGCGTTGAAGTTGCTACACGCGCCGGGGCAAAAATCAATGACGGTGATTGAGTTTCAGGCGGTTGCCCCCGAAGCCGCCATCAAATTGTTCGCGCGCAAGGGCCTTGAGATTTCGTTTGACTGGCGCGATGTGGATGCTGATCAGCACGCGCGGACCTTTACCGTTGCCAAAGCCATGCGCCTCGACATTCTTGGGGATATTCACACGGCGGTCGATAGCGCACTTCGCAACGGCACCACCCTTGATCAATTCAAAAAAGACCTGATCCCGACCCTGCAAGCCAAAGGCTGGTGGGGCAAACAGATCATGACAGACCCTGTAACCGGCGAAGAACGCCTGGTTCAACTGGGATCACCCCATCGCCTGCGCACCATCTATGATGTGAATTTACGGGCCTCCTACGCGGCCGGGAAATGGCAACGTGCCAAAGACCTTGGCAAACAGCTTCAGAGCCAATCCGGGCAAAAGATTTACCTGCGTTATGTCGCGGTGCTTGATGAACGCACACGACAAAGCCATCGCAACTGGCACGGCACAGTGTTGCCGGTGGACCATCCATTCTGGGATACGCATTACCCGCCCAATGGCTGGGGCTGTCGCTGCACGGTGCAAATTCTGACAGACCGGCAACTCGCCCGCTATGGCTATGACATCTCCCCCGATCCCGCGATTGAAACCCGCGACTGGTTTAACGGGCGCACTGGCGAAATTGAAACCATCCCCACAGGTATTGATCCCGGCTGGGGCCACAATGTTGGCAAATCTGCCACCCGCGCCGAAGCCGGGCGTATCTTTGCCGAAAAACTGCGTGCCGCCCCGCCAGATATTGCCGCCTTGGCCTTAAAGTCCGGCCCGGATGTAGTAGCTGAAATCCAGCGCAGTTATGCACAATGGTTTGATGATGTTGTTGCCCAGGGCAATGCCGGGGGAGAGCGCCGTGTCATTGGCGCGTTTTCACCGCGCACGGTGGAACGGCTGTCTGATTTTGACCAGTCGCCGGAAAATGCGGCAATCACCATTAGCGACAAGGAAGTTCTGCACTTATTGCGCGACGTGAAAAAATCCCGCAATCAGGCGCTTTCGCAATCATTTGTCCGCGATTTACCGACCGAACTTGCCAGTGCCAAAGCCGTGTTGTTTGATACGACGGACCCGGCATTGATCTATGTTTTTGATACAGAAAATGCGCAGAAAGGCAAACTGGTGGTGCGCATTGATTACTACCAGCGTGTACGCGGCAGTGATGGAAAGCGACGCCATGTTCGCGTCAATGCCGCACGAACTGGCGGCATCCTGAAACCGGAAAACCTGCGGCAAAAACGTTATCGGTTGCTGGATGGCACTCTATGAAATTCATGTTTTGTTCCAAGTCTGTTAAAGTTTGATCGATACGGTTGTTCATCGACCTTTTTAAACTGACAACGGATGCAAACATGAAAGCCAAACTGACATTCAAAACCCTTCTCGACTGTCACCCAGAA